TCCTTGGTGTAGTAACCACAGTGACCGCAGTAATATTGCCACCTGTGATATTACTAGTAGCGCTGACTATTCCGCCTGTTAATATATTGCCACCTACCACATTACCACCTACCACATTACCCACAGCAGTCACAGTGTTTACAGAGATATCAGTCAGTGTGACATTACCAAATATATCTCCATTGACATATAAATTGCCCTGAATGCCCACACCGCCGGCCACAGTCAGTGCACCGGACACAGAACTGTTACTCACAGTGTTGGCAGCAATGTTCACACCATTTGTGTAGTAATTCAACGGACGATTAAAATCAACGATTGTGATGGCATTGCCAGCGTTGGTGGTTGAGAATCCAAACTCATAAGTGCCGGTGTTGGCAAATGTGATCACATTGCTGGCATATCCTTGTATGCCAACAATGCCGTTGCTGACTGTGTTGGGCAAAGTCAATGTGCGTCCCACTTGATCCACAGTGATTTGCGTGCGCACCACACCAAGGGTGCCGGCAGTGGGCCAAGTGTTTGATGTAAAACTCAACGCAATGTTGCCAGCCATGTTGATGCTTTGATAAGGCCCAGCACTGCAATCTATTGTGATTGTGCCCGAAGTGTTGGCAATGGCCACAACTGTGCCCGAAATGCCTTTGACCAGAGCATTGTACACCACGTTGTTGCCAAGATTGTTGTCCAGGGTGGTGCCTGTGAGTGCAGCCTTGAGCACAACCTTGTTCTGCAGGTCAGTTATTTCATCTGCAGCATATTGAAAATTTGTTCGAGTATTGGTGAAGTTGTCACGCATGCCCTGAGTGTTGTTGCTCACCCCTGCAATGGGATAATTACCGTCGATATCAGCGGGATTGATTTGGCTAGTCATACTGTTTCCTTGTATTAGATATTTATTGCAAAGACGTTTCCACTAAATAATCCAAAGGCCCTTGAGCAAATGCAAAAGAAAACTAGAAGCATATTAGAAGAACTGGACAGCTTGTACATCGAACGTGATCGCAGAGCCATCATTGAAACTCGCGCCAGCAATCTAATAGAAACAGCCATTCGTTTGCTGGAACAAATTGACGCTGAATTTTCCGCTGAACAAGCAGAAAATCTTCAGCGCAAACTGCTGAATGCAATACGTCAAAGAGACACCAGCAAATTCTCACGGAGCGTCAGGAGAACCAATGCAGATCTTTGAAATCACTGCCAAAAAACCCATGCAAGAAGCCGGCTGGTTTTCTCGTGCCACAATTGGTGCGTTGGGCGACAAATTAGATGCTTACAATTTTGCCCAGGCTGGATTGACCAGACCAGAGGACACAGGCGGCAACAGGCGAGCCAAGGCTGCTGCTGCCGCAGATCCCTTGATCAATCAAATGGCCGCAGACGAATTGACTCGATGGAATCAAACACTAACAAATGCCATGAAATCTTCTGGCGTGGATACTCCCGGTGCATTGCCCCCAGTTGTTAAACAATCACTGTCAGACAATTTTATGAGTCGTGTTTATGGATATTTCCTAGACAACAAGTTGGGCAATGATCCTGCTCAACTGCCTAAATATGTAGATAACGAAGCACAATCTGAAGCAAGTATTCAATTGTCTCGATTAAACAGCAGTATTCAGGCTATTCTAAATTTTAATTCACCTTCTTCTACTGCACAAGGGCAATTCCAACAATGGCGAAATCTTTCCAAAGTCACATATGATATAAGGTCATTGATGCAGTTTAATTCTGTCAACAAACAGGCCATGCAAAGAATGCCAACGATTGTGGTGGGACCAGGTGCAACAGGCAGTGTAAAAATTGGCAATACCACATTGAATACCACACCAATACATATTGCAATGGCCAAAATAATTAGATCATTCATGCCAACCCCTACCAGTCGTGAGCCAGTTATCAACGTAGATGCTGCGGGAGATGTTATAATAAACGGTACCCGACTGAATGGTGCAGCAGACCCAGTACAAGATGAATTAATAAAGATTATTACCGCAGAATTAAAAAAATTAAACCCATGAAAACTCTACGCACACTACTAGAAGGCGGCAATGTGTTCAAGGATGCAGAAGGCAATCCACTCACTGGTCGAATCAATCAAAGCGATGTTCCGGCCACTGTGGCCTGGCTTGAACAACTCACCGGCATAGAATTCCCACGTGAACGTTGGCTGGGGTCAACTGGCAAAGCGCCTACATCAGGAGACATGGACTTGGCAGTGGATGCCAACCAAGTATCAAAAGAGCAATTGGCCGCCAAACTAACACAATGGATTGTGAGCCACAAACTGCCTCCAGCAGAGTGGATCAAAAAGGGCGGAGAAGTACACCTGCGCACACCCATACAAGGACGTCCTGACTTGGGCTATGTACAAACAGACTTCATGTTCTTTCCCAACTTGGACTGGGGCACATTCTACTACAATCAAGGCGCAGGGTCAGCATACAAAGGCATGAACCGTGCTGTGTTGATGAGCAGTATTGCCAAACACTACGGACTCAAACTGGGTGCCAATGGCATGTTCAGTAGAACCAGCAATGAATTGTTGACCATGGATCCTGACGAAGCAGCACGTATGATTCTTGGATCACGAGCCACAAGAGACAATCTCAGCACAGTGGAAACTATATTTGCTGCCTTGGCCAAGGACAAAGACCGAGAAGCCAAGATCAAAGACTTCCGTGAGTACTTGACCAAAGAAGGTCTACAACAACCTGATGCGGTGACAGAAGATGCAGACACTTACTTCTTGGCACGACTGCGTGATAGAATTGTGAACCAAGGCATGCAGCCCTTGGTAGAACGTGAAGCAGCCAATCCCTATCAAATTTATGAAGCCGACGAAGGCAATGTGGGTGGTAGAGCCAAGGGCATTGAACACCTGGAAGATCTGGTGTTTCGCAAAGGATCACGTGGTGCTGCAGAAGCATTGAGCATTCTTGACCAGGCTGCTGCCAGTCCAGGAACCACAACCAGTGTGAAATGGGACGGCATGCCTGCTGTGTACTTTGGTCGCAAACCTGACACCGGTGAGTTTGTGCTCACAGATGGATCTGGGTTTGAAGCCAAGGGCTATGACGGCCTGGCCACAAGTCCCCGAATGATGGCTGATATACAAAACACACGAACAGGGGATAGATCTGCGCTGATACAAACTTACGCTAGATTGTTTCCTGTACTAGAAGCAGCATTGCCTGCCAACTTTCGTGGTTATGTACAAGGTGATTTGTTGTATCAGACCACACCTCCACTAGAAGCCGGCAACTATGTGTTCAAACCCAACACAGTGCAATATCGCATTCCTGCAAAAAGCTCACTGGGTCAACGCATTGGCAACAGCGAAATTGGCATTGCCATGCACACCATGTACTCTGATGCAGGTGACCCCAAGCAACCATTGCGGCGAGTGAAGTTCAACGACGTTCCGGGCCTGTTGTTGATTGAGCCTATCTTTGCCAAAGAAATGGTGCCAAACACAGATCTTGCAAAACAAATCAAAGCACTGGTGCGAGACAAAGGTGCTGCAATTGACATCTTGTTCAACCCTGCTGAACTAAAAAGACAACAACTCACAGATCTAGCAAAACTGTGTGTGGACTACATCAACTTCAGAATCAAACAACCTGGGGGCAACTTTGACAACTTGCTGTCAGGGTTTGGTGACTGGCTGCAGACCAAGGTAACTCCACGCAAATTTGCCAACATTGTGGAATACCTACAGAGCCCTACTTCAAACACAGAAGGCTTGGCAGCGGCATTTACCTTGTTTTTGTTGTTGCACGACTTGAAGTTGGATGTACTGCGTCAACTGGATTTGAAAGATCCTGGACACGAAGGTTGGGTCATGGCCACCCCTGCAGGCTACAGCAAAGCGGTAAATAGATTTGACTTTACAGCAAGAAATGCGGCTAGAAACAATCCACAACAGGCATAATTTTTACCGATTGTATAAATAAAAGCAGGTCCACTGAGACCACTTAACTTTAAAGGAAATTTATCATGGCACAGTTTACAAAAACAAACGGAACCACACAACCAGTATTTGCACTGGACGTGGCCAACGGTTCAATCTCTGGAACAGCAAACGTTGCGGCCCAAGGCCCAGTGATGTTGTCTGGCCCACAACTACAATTCTTCACACTCACAGCAAACGCTGCACTTACCAATGCTGGTAACGTCAACGGTTACTTGAACAATGTGTTGCAAGCAGTTCAATCAGGTGCTGGCTTGACAGTTCCTGGCGGTACAGTTGCTTTCTATCAAGCAGGTGCCACAGCCGGTACTATCAACTTGGCTATCTACCCAGCTGGTGGTTACACAACTGCTCAGTTGGTTGCTGCTGCTCAAACAGCCAACGCCACAGGCGGCTTGAACATTGGTATTCCAACTGCCAACGTTGCTGCCAGCGCAACATTCACTAACCTGTAATCAGTTCGGTCTCAACCAAACCCTGGACGTAAAAAATCCAGGGTTTCCTTTTGGCGTTAAATATGCACATAATGAAAGTCTTGTGCCGCACCCTTTTTGATTGTACCTTTACTGGTGTCACAGGACATCTCCGCCCACAGCAGTTACCATTTACCACAAAGACAGGCCTGGTGATCGATACCGCCGAACAATGGAACCGCAGCCGTAATCAGCAACGCAACTGGGAGAGTTTGTTGCAAATAATGAGCCTGCGAACACAGCCCATGAATGTTGTGCCACCTACAAAACACACTGATGGCTGGCATTTTGAATTTGATGTTGAATCTGAAGGTGTGCTTGGCAGCAACTTTGGCAGTGATGAGTTAGATGGACTTGTTGGTGATTGTGAAGGTGTGCCCATGGTCACAGGCCTAGACGAAGCAGAAGCAGTCACCGCTACCTTGCATGCTCAAGGAACCAATCAAAACATTTGGTTCAGCGCCATAAATACGCCATTGGAGCCTGACCATGGTTGATACCACTGACATTGAAAAGAAAAGTCTCGAAGCCCACGTTGAGCTGTGTGCAGAACGTTACCGTATGCTGGAACTCAAGATAGAAACAGTGGAAAATGAAATCTCTGAAGTCAAAAGCATGGTGTCAGAAGTGCATGACATTGTGCGCCGAATGGGCGAAAAACGCAACGATCAAATTATTGCCTGGGGCATTGGCATCATCGGCACACTGTTGGCTGTGGTAGGATGGCTCACAGCTCACTACATTCGAACACTATGACCCGTGAACAAAAATTAGAACGCTTTGCCGAGCGTGAACTCAAACGTGTGTACACTGAACTCATCATTGACGATGAACATGGTGGCTATGTGGCATTTGGACGTTATCATTTAAAACCTGAGTCTGCAGGCTTTGCTGTGTATCACAGTGATGATCTTGTGAGCATGTTCAGCAGTAAAAAGACTGCTATGTCATGGTGCGTGGCAGATCACTTGCAACAATATAAATTAGCACAAAACATCCGTATACTAGACAACAAAAAACAATCACTTACGTCTGACATCCACTGCCGTAGTGGACAAGCAGAACACAGTACACGCCCTGAGTTCCGTGAAATAGTGCGCACCAAACTTGCACCCAAAATTGAGAACCTTACACTGCTGAATCAAGAACTTGAAAAATGTTTAAATTCGGCTAAATATCTACAACTAAGAGGATTTGCCAAATGAAATTAACCGAACTGGCCACACCAAAAAAGAGCCGCCAAGTAGCCCAAGTATTTGAAAGTTACTTTGGTACCAAGATGCCTGTGAACCGACTCACAATGCGAGAAGCACATACCATGCTCAAACGTGTGCGTGGTGTGATTGCTGAACATCAGCGTAGCCCCAGCCGTCATACCAGTGAGCGCAACCCTGCTTACTTGAAACTTGTGATGATGGAACAAGCATTGACCAGTCGCATCCGGGAAGAACAAGTTCCCATACAGCCTACTACTTCTAGCAGTGCCCCTACTACCGCTGCTACGACATCCAGTGTT